TGAACGAGTTATATAAAAAATATGGTGATTATCCTCTTTATGGAAAAAGAGTCCTTCATGTCCTTTCTCCTGTTCGTTGGAAGGGAAATAGATTTCAACCAGAGTTGGATTCCAACTGGAAAGTAACGGAAGACACTATTGAATTTTTACCAATGTGTCATCATTATGTTCTTGTGCCTGGCAAATTCAAGTCAGGAAATAATCATAAAATATTTAATCATTCTACACTATCTAAAGAGCATCCTTATTATAATAGTGAAAATGTAACTCTTGTTCCATTTCCATATCCTCAATCAGTATTGAGTAACAGAATAGGAATAGATAGTTCTACATTTAAAAGAATTTTTGATGGTAGAATTGAATTTGAATTTAGACCAAATGAGTTTTGTTCTTTTAGGTTGTGTGATATAGATATTGATTTTGTTTTTTGTCATCAACCAGAATTGTTGTCAAATGTCTTGTGGTCTTTAATGAGTTTGCGGTATGGAATGAATAATACCGATGGAATCAATTTTTTCCATTGGATTGATTGTCCAGAATCATCTCCTGCTGCAATGTTTCCACCAACATTTTTTAGACATATGGAAGCCGTTAATCTTGCACAAAAATCATTTGTTCATGGTAAAGCGAGTTTAGAGTATTGGAAGAAAAATTGGGAGGGGAAAAAAGAACATGTTGTTGGGTTGAATGAACATATTATTAAAAACAAACTATCTTATATGCCTCTTAAAGCTAATGATCTTCCTCAAATTGATGGTGGATTGTGGAACAAAACTGGAAGACCAATTGCATTTAATCACAGATGGAATGCCACAACTGGAAGAAATATTCTTCCAGAATATATGAAAGGTCTTCCACCAGAATATGTTGTTTATTCTACTGATAAGAAAATTACGCAACCGTTTTCTGGTTTTAGTCCTGTATCTCAAGGCGATCTTGATGATTTTGAAGAACCAGATGAATTTCTTGAAGGGATTGAAAAAGCAAAAGGAGAATGGGAAACTGGAAGATTCAAGTATGCATATGAAGGATTGGAAAAAAATAAAGACAAATTAGAAAGTCCTGAATTGTATGCCGACTTTCTAAGGAATTGCTACGCTTCGGTAGGTATCATTAAGGGATATGGAACATGGAATTTGAGTGTTCAAGATCCAATCAAATTAGGCACTCCTACATTGGTTTATGACACACCAATGATGAGGGATGTTCTTGGTTCTGAATATCCTTTTTATTTCAAAACCAAAGATGAATTTCAAAAACTTCTTCAAAATTTACCAGAGAAATTTGAATATCCCTTACGTGATTTTAAGAAAGAGTTTAGAGAAAATCTTCATGTAGCCTTACTTAAAAGTAGAAACGTAACTAAATTTCATGATCAAGAGGGGATTTATGGTAAGCCTTGGTTGTATTTTATGTCACAGGGATTGACATATAAAAAAGATATGTTATACCAAACTCATCAAAGTTTAATAGATAGTCAAGGTTCAAATTCTTGGGAAACTATTAGGCGGTGGGTTATGCAATATGGAATTAAAGATGATCCTACTTCAATGTTTACTAAATTACATATTCCAGATGATGCGACTCAAGCACATAAACTTTTAGAAGAGTATTTAACAGAAGATAAACACAAAAGACCATATAATCAAATTGAAAAATGGTCTGCTGGAAAAGATTCAAAAGGCAAACTTATTACTCACAAAAATTCTCCTTCTAAAGTTAGTAGACAAACTGGATTGAGTAATTTATCTTCTTGGATTCCTGAGAAAGATCATGAGTCCTTTTGACTTTGTAAATCAGATTAATCATGGCAAGAAGAATCTGATGGATGCAACCCCCGAATTAGAAAGGGAGTATAAACAGTTCATTATAAATCGAGCATTAAGTTTTAATCACGATACGGTACTTTATTCAAACGAAATGAATGTCCAAAATCACCTAGATGCGAAACTTCAATTCGACTTTTTTCTAAATATAATCAGACCGAAGAAACGGTATGGAAAATGGTTGAAACGTGAAAACAATGGAGTTCTCGAATTAATCAAAGAATATTATAAGTGCAGTTATGCGAAAGCGAGAGAATACTCTACTTTACTTAATGATTCGCAACTGGATATTATTAAACAAAGAATTGATACAGGTGGTTTGAAAGGACAAAATGAGTGAAAACATCATTCAAGCAATGATTGAAGTAATACTAAAAGAACCCGATGATTTTCTCAAAGTCAGAGAAACCCTTACACGAATCGGGATTGCATCACGCAAAGAAAAAACCTTATTTCAATCATGTCATATCCTGCACAAGCAGGGAAAATATTACATAGTACATTTTAAAGAGTTGTTTGCATTAGATGGCAAGACAACCAATTTTTCTGAAAATGATGAAGCAAGACGAAATACAATTGCTAATCTTCTCGCAGAATGGGAATTGATATCTCTTGTTGAACCAGACAAATCATCAGACCCTACAGTACCATTGAGCCAGTTAAAGATCCTGTCCTTTAAAGAAAAGGATGAATGGGAATTAACTCCAAAATATAATATTGGGAACAAAAGGGATACTGATGAGAATGACGAGTGATTTACAATTTTATAAATTATTTTCAAGTGTAAAAGACCCCAAACGAGCTACAAGTGGTTCAGCGTGTTTTGACTTGTACTCTTTTTTGCCAGACAACTCAGCGGTTTCGGTATACATAACCCATCCCGAAGAGTTGGAAATAAGAAATAGATTGGTACAAAATGAAAGAGTACAAGTTAATGTTAATGAAAGAATTCTGATACCTACTGGACTTATTTTTGATATCCCGAATGGATATTCAATGAGACTACATCCAAGATCAGGCCTTGCATTGAAACAAGGTCTAACTCTAGCGAACAACACGGGCATAATTGATTCGGATTACGTGGAACCTGTTTTTGCGATGATAACTAATATCAGCGGAACAACGCAATACGTGAAACATAATGAACGTATTTGTCAGGGTGAATTGTTTAAAGATGAAATATGTATCTTAGAAGAAATAAGTGAACCACCAGAAAGAAAAACTGATAGAGATGGTGGTTTTGGGTCAACTGGTAAGAAATGAGTATAAATAACAATGAAAACTAAATATAAGTTGATAGTGGAAGATGCAGGAAGTTATGCAGAAGATTCACTAATAAAATTGATTTGGACAATTTTAAGACATCGCTTCCATCACCTATGTAATGGTGAAGGATGGCGTGATTGAGGTGCATCATAGTGATGGCCTCGTATAACTACCCCTAGTCTAGTGCTATAGATAGGGGGATATTTCAATAACCTCGCTTTTATAAGGAGGCATTATGGTTACATTAGCACATCACACTAATTTCACAGCAGGCGATATTGAACGTTTTATGGGTCTTTCCATTGGATTTGACTCTATGTTCAATCGCATGATGAACTTCCCCACAACTCAACAAGATAGTGGATATCCACCTTACAATATTCGTAAGGTAGATGACTACAATTACGTTATTGAGATTGCCCTTGCAGGATTCTCTGAACGTGACATTGAAGTTGAAGTGGCGGATGGAGTCATTTCTGTTCGTTCTAAAGAAGATAAGGACACGGCTGAAGCCGAATACGTTCATAGGGGAATTGCCAGAAGGTCGTTCTCTAAATCTAGGACTCTTTCTGATGACATGATTGTCAACGGAGCCGAGTTCCAGAACGGTCTTCTGAACATCAATCTGGAAAAAGTGGTTCCAGATGAAAAGAAACCACGTATCGTTCCAATCACAGTACCAAATGTGATTGAACACAAAAAGAAGTAAGAACGCTGCTTCTTTCCACCCATCGAAGAGATAAAAGAATTATTCTTTGGTGGGTGGTTCTATTTTTTTATATACTAAAAGCTGGGGTGGCCAAAGGCCCGGGCTATTTTGGTGCCCAGAGGTCATTTATGGATAACCCCACTACTAATATATACTTTAGTAGGGGGTTTTTTATTTTTAATTATTTTAATTATTCGTAGGAGAATATTATGGGATTATTAGCAATGGGTTTGTTTAATGTCATTTCGGGATTGGTCGTAGACAAGGCAACAGATTTAGCAAAAGAGCACGTGGAAAGTATGATAGATGACATACTTCCAAAAGAGGCTAAAAAAGAATTGGACAAAATTATAAAAGACGATCCTGCTCATCCACACACAAATGCGAAAGATGCATTGATGGCTGCAGTTGAAGGTAAGTTGCCAATAATTAAGGCAGATGGTACAATTAAACCAATAGAAATAACATTTACGGTTGTATATGATCCTACTGATGGTTCTATTGATATAAAGAAAAAAAATGGAGCAGGAGCTCCTATTCTATCGGGTATTGAAAACCAAATGAAAAAAGTAACAGGAGTATAATATGGCCGAAGACATAGTAAGATTATCAAAAAACTTTGCACTATCTGAACTGATAAAGAGTGCAACAGCAGAAAGATTGGGAGTTGATAATTCGCCCAATTTACATCATCTTGTGAATCTAACACATCTTGCAATACATATCTTGCAACCTGTTAGAGATCAGTTTGGAGTCATTACG